GTATCGAGGTACTACGGTGCTTCTATTCCGAAAGCTAAACAAGATGAAGCATTCGCTTGGCTTCGCGATAATGGTCATGACGATATTATCAAGAACCAAGTGTCTGTCAGCTTTGGGCGTTCAGACGATAGTCTTGCACAGAGTTTGAGAGATCGTCTTGAAGGTGAAGGCTTTGAAACGAACCAGAAAGTATGGGTAGAACCCATGACATTGAAGGCATTCGTCAAGGAGCAAGTTGAAAGTGGTGCGCCGATCCCCACTGAGACGTTTGGAATTTTTATCGGTGAAAAAGCCAAGATCACACGGAGAAAGTAACTATGGCTAAGTCGAATGCGGTCGCTGTCACCGCCACAAATACAGCAGTTGCTACAGCTTCAGACTATTTGGGTTTCGAAGCATTTGCCAATGAAGGTCTCGAAAGTGTTTCGGCACAAGACCTTTCTATTCCCTACCTTCGTATCCTTGCACAGTTGTCGCCACAGGTTAACAAGCGTGACGGTGCATATGTTCAAGGTGCTGAAGCGGGTATGATTTACAACACCGTCGAGAACGCCGCCTACAACGGTGAAGAAGGTGTTGCAATCATTCCATGCTACTACCGCCGTGTGTATGTTGAGTGGAAGCCCCGTGAAAAGGGTGGCGGGTTTGTGTCTACCTATGGTGTTAATGATCCTATCGTGAAGACAACCTATCGCAATGACAGCGGTAAGGACGTTCTCTCGAATGGCAACATCCTTGAAAATACTGCTGAGTTCTATGTCTTGATGCTTGCTCCAGACGGAAGTGTGAAGCGTTGTCTGATTACGATGACTGCTTCTCAGTTGAAGAAGGCTCGCAAGTGGCTGACACAGATGCAGACTAACACAGCCAAGGGCAAGAACGGTAACATGTTCGTCATGCCTATGATGTCAACGATCTACAACCTGTCCACGGTTGAAGAGCGTAACGACAAAGGTTCGTGGTTCGGTTGGGAAGTTTCCAAGTCTCGCGTACTCAATCCTTCTGAACAAGACGATAAGGCTCTGTTCGATATGGCTATCGCCTTTGGTGCATCCGTCAAGGCGGGTGAAATAAAGGTGAAACAGGAGGCTGAAGACGTTGCCACAGGCTCTGTGGCTTCCGACGACGACATACCTTTCTAAGACTGGAATGGGTCATGGCCCTCACGAAAGTGGGGGCCATAGTTTCGGTAGGAGAAAGAAATGTATGCACAACGTCTACACAGCCTATACCAAGGTAATGGACGCGCCCACGGCGTGTTCAACATTACCAAGGATCGAGATAGGGATGGCAAGAAGCAGGGATTTGCCCGTGTCATCCAAGAATCCACCCTTGTCGATCATTGGGAGAGCCATCTCTCCGGTGACGCTGGTCTTGGGATCATCCCAATCAAAGATAACAATCAATGTCACTGGGGTGCTATCGACATCGATAGCTATAACATTGACCATAAAGCCCTCGTTGCTAAGTTAGAGAAACATAAGTTCCCTGCGGTAGTTTGTCGGAGCAAGTCTGGTGGAGCGCATGTGTATTTCTTCTTCAGTGAAGAGATACCCGCTGTTGATCTGCATCCGAAACTTATGGAGATATCCTCGGTACTCGGACATTCGGGATGCGAGATTTTTCCAAAGCAAACTGAAATCCTCGTAGAGCGTGGTGACACGGGTAACTTTATCAATATGCCGTACTTTGCAGGTGACAAGACCATGCGGTACGCCTTCGGACTGGATGGAGAAAGCTTGTCCGTTGAAGAGTTTTTGGATTTATCAGAAAGCAGAAAGACAAGCCTCTCAGATTTTTTAAATCTTAAGACCAAAAGCACAAAGAGCGACGAACTTTTACCACACGGTCCTCCATGCCTTCAGCATCTCTGCGCTCAGGGATTTGGTGAGGGTGGTCGTAATAATGCCTTGTTCAGCATGGGTGTGTATGCACGTATGGCTAACAAGGAGGATTGGGAGAACACGATCCAATCTTTCAACATGAAGTACATGAAGCCCCCTCTGTCTGCGGGGGAAGTCGCTGTCATTATCAAACAGCTTCAAAAGAAAGAGTACTTCTACAAATGCGATGACCAACCCATAGCTTCTTTCTGCAACAAAGACGTGTGCATGACACGGAAATTTGGGGTAGGTCCGGGACAACGTAACAACGAACTTAGTTCTTTGACCAAGATCAACGGTGACCCTGCCATCTGGCTTCTCAACGTAGACGGCAGCCGTGTTGAACTCAGCACGGAGGCTCTTGTGTCACAGATCGTATTCCAGAAGGAATGCGTTGCTCAGGTCAACAAGTTTCCTCTGACCATGTCTCCAAGGGCTTGGCAAGTCAGGATGCAAGGTCTTCTTGAAAACCTGACGGTTGTAGAGGTTGCACCTGATACTACATTGAAAGGTACGTTCGAGGAGTTGCTTGCGGCATTCTGCTGTGATCGCGCCCGTGGTTTTGAGAAGGAAGAAATTGCTCAGGGCATTGCTGTCTGGTTGGACGGTCGTGTCTACTTCCAAGTCAGGGATATCATGAAGCACCTGACAGTGAACAACTTCCTTCAGTACACGGTCAACAAGGTTGGTCTCAGGCTTCGTGAGTTGGGTGCTGAGAAGACCTTCTGGAATGTGAACGGCAAGGGAGTACATGTCTGGCATCTGAAGCAAGAGTTCTTTGGCGATAATGCCAAGGACAAACAGATACCACTACCACCCATGCCACGAGATCAGGGAGTGATGTGACATGAACATCATCCTTGGTCCTCCGGGTACAGGAAAAACAACCCGGTTACTAAATCTTGTCGAGGATTATCTACAAAAGGGCGTGTCACCAGAAAGAATTGGGTACTTTTCTTTCACCAGAAAGGCGGCGCAAGAAGCAGTTCTTCGCGCCGTTGTTCGTTTTGGCATGTCTGAAAAGGAGTTACCGTACTTCAGAACACTCCATAGCTTGGCTTATCAGATGCTAGGTGTTGGCAAATCTGCCATCATGTCTCCTAAAGATTACGCAGAAGCTGCTACGTGGTTAAAGATCGGTGGTTTCGTTGAAGTCATGTCACAGCAAGATGGACCATTTGTTGACTTCGGATTCGGTGATCGATTTCTTGAGACCATCAACATGGCTCGTATCACCAGACGATCCCTCCGGCATGTGTACAATAATTCCTCCGTCTCTCTGAGAACTGATTGGAGCCGCATGGATTATGTTGATCGAGGATTGAGACAGTTCAAGAAAGAAAAGCAGTTATATGACTACACTGACCTGATTGAGATGTTCATCTCTCGCGGACTTAGTCCAAAATTAGACGTTCTATTTTTAGACGAGGCACAAGACCTGTCAGCCCTACAGTGGTTAATGGTCCGCCAGATCATCCAGAACTCGAAAGAAGTCTTTATTGCGGGTGATGACGATCAGGCGATCTATCGGTGGGCAGGGGCAGATGTAAATCACTTCATTAACTTGGGTGGAAACGTAGAGGTCCTCGGTCAAAGCTATCGTATCCCCGCAAGTCATCACGCCATCTCGCAACGCCTTATCCAGAAGGTAAGCAATCGTCGCCCCAAGATATTTCTACCAAAGGATGAAGAGGGTACGGTCATGTGGCATCGCCATAGTGAAGAGGTGGACATGACACAGGGTCGATGGCTTCTTCTGGCACGTACCAAAAAAGGTACGGATCAGATCGAGGAAGAGGTTCGGCAGCGGGGACTTCTTTACCATTATGAGAATGGCAGGACGATTAAGAGTGACATCATCAAGGCTGTGACAGGGTGGGAGAACCTACGTGCAGGTAAGGTAATTCCCTGTATCGAGGTCCGTAACATATATCGTTACATGGTTCTTGGTGAGGATGTGGACAGGGGTCACAAGACACTTCCGAATGTCCCAGAGAATGCCATGCTCGATATCCAGACGCTACAGATGTCACATGGTCTTTTACATACAAAGCCGTGGGACAAGACACTGGGGAAAATATCAGAAGATGACAGGAGATATCTCCGTTCATGCCTCAGAAGTGGATCATTCGATGACCAGTCCCGCATTACTATATCAACGATCCATGGCGCAAAGGGTTCCGAGTGTGATAACGTAATGTTGTTGACGGATGGTGTCCGACAAAACACCAGTAAGTTCCGTGGCAACTACGACGAAGAAGATGAGTTCAGAGTGTTTTATGTGGGTTTAACTCGCGCCAAGAGCAGTCTACACCTTGTTCATCCAATGATGTCAAAAGGTTTTAATATTTCATAGGTAAGACAATGACAAACGTAGACGTAACAATGGTGTCCGTAACTTGTACATGTGGTGGCGATGCCGTCATCATGACTTCAGATAGGGTTGCTATCAAGTGGCCTCGATGCCCGTGTGGCAAGATGATGAAAGTAGAAAAGAATGCAAATCCCCCTGTTCAAAACGGAATCAGAATGGTGCGCCCCAGACAGTCTTCCAGACCTGTCGGGAGAACATGAGATCGCAATCGATCTTGAAACCTACGACCCTGATCTGAAAACAAAGGGAAGTGGGTGGCCCACCAAGAATGGTCACATCATCGGCATAGCCGTAGCCATACGTGGTGAGGCTTGGTACTTTCCAATCAGGCATGAGACTGGCGGGAACATGGACCGCAAGCGTGTCATGTCTTGGTTCAAGGATGTGTGTTCCAATCCACGGGTAACATATGTGTTCCACAATGCCATGTATGACGTTGGTTGGCTTCGTGCTGAAGGCATCGAGATCAAGGGCAAGATCGTTGACACGATGGTTGCCGCTCCCTTGCTTGACGAAAACCGTTTTAGCTATTCCCTGAACAACCTTGGTAAAGACTATCTTCAGAACCGTAAAGACGAGAAGCTTCTGTCAGCCGCCGCCAGTGAGTGGGGAGTGGATGCCAAGGCTGAGATGTATAAGCTTCCTCCTCAATACGTTGGACCATACGCCGAACAGGATGCTCTTCTGACCCTGAAACTCTGGGACTTGTTCAAGGGTTTGATTGTAAAGGAAGAAATATCCGACATCTTCGAACTTGAACTGCGTGTTCTGAAGTCCATCATTGACATGAGATCGCGTGGCGTTCGTGTTGACATGGATGCGGCACAACAGGCACAGGTTGATCTTGGTCTCCAAGAAAGCGCACTCCTCAGAAAGATCAAGTCGGATTATGGTCATAGCCCCGATATCTGGGCTGCTGCATCCGTGGCAAAGGTGTTCGATGCCGCAGGTCTGGAATATCCTGTCACGGGTGGCACGGGTGCGCCAAGTTTTACCAAGCAGTTTCTGGCGGCCCATGAACATGCTCTGCCACAGATGATCGTCAAGGCACGGGAACTGAACAAGGCTCGAACGACATTCATTGAAACAATCATGAAGCATCAACACAATGGTCGCATTCATGCTGACATCCACCAGTTGCGCGGCGACGAGGGTGGCACGATCACTGGACGGTTCAGCTACTCGAACCCGAACCTTCAGCAAATCCCGTCACGGGACGAGGTCATCGGTCCTATGATCAGAAACCTATTCCTTCCAGAAGAAGGATGTCAGTGGGGGTCTTTCGATTACTCGTCCCAAGAACCTCGGATCGTGGTCCACTACGCTTCAATCTTGAAACTGGATCGTGCCAACGATTTCGTGGCACAGTACCAAGAGAATGCTAGGTCTGACTTCCACCAGATCGCCGCCGACATTGTTGGCGTTCCACGCAAGCAAGCCAAGACCATCAACCTCGGATTGTTTTATGGCATGGGTGTCACCAAGCTTGCAGGTCAACTGGGCTTGGACCTCGGAACTGCAAAGGAACTCTTTGCCACGTATCATGCGGAGGTTCCGTTCGTGAAGCAGTTGAGTGACTACGCTTCCGAAAGAGCAGGGAAGAATGGTTTGATCCGTACCCTGTTGGGACGCAAGTGTCGGTACGAGAAGTGGGAACCAGCAAGCTTCGGGGTTCATAAGCCCCTGACCCATGCTGAAGCCTTTGCCCAGTATGGTCCCCATATCCGTAGGGCGTTCACCTACAAAGCCCTTAACTCCCTAATTCAAGGGTCGGCGGCTGACCAGACAAAGAAGGCTCTGGTGGACCTCGCTGACGAGGGTATTCTCCCCATGATCCAAATCCACGATGAGTTGGCTCTGTCCATACCTGACGAGAAGACTGCCCGTAAAGCAAAGAAAATCATGGAAAACTGCGTGAATTTACGCATTCCGTCCGTGGTTGATGCTGAAATCGGCCCATCTTGGGGCATGGCAACCAATCCCCTAGATTAGTTTAACGAATGTCACATTGCCGTGGTATATTTATCCTGTCACCCAAATCAGGAGGATTATCATGGGAACGTGGAATTATCGCATTATTAAGGAAGTGTTTGACGAGGAAGTCTCTTACTCGATCCGCGAAGTCTATTACGATGACGCTGAAGAAGCAGTGGCTGAGTTTTACATTTCTTTGGAGGATACAGGTTTGACAGCAAATACCATCACTGAACTTTGGTCGCTCTATGAAAAGATGGGTGAAGCTTTCGAACTTAACGTCCTTACAGAAGATGAAGACGGCGAACTCGTTGAGACCGACGATTGTGCGGAAGACGAGGAAGAGATCGAAGAAGACGAAGAGTGATAAAAAAAGCCCCGTTCCTATCACTTAGGAACGGGGCAGTCACCCTGAAACAATGGGAGGTTTCAGTTTCAGGAAACTAATTGAACATATCCATGACGCTTTTTGTGTCCATGAAGAGAACTTTCTTTTCCAACTCCTCAATGGAAACTGTGGCAGGGGTTGTGTCACCCTCTTCGTCAACCACTCCAAACACCAAGCCCTTACCCGCAAGTGGGCTACATCCGTCAATGACAAAGAATTTCTGGTTTGGTTTCAAGAGACCCTCGTCATCGACATATACATCACCGACTTCAGTGAACACCACATCGAACAAATCACATCCAAGGTGGGTGGAGATTGTTTTCCAGTCGCCGTTGTAATCAACTTCAGTGAATGAACGGGCTACGGGATCAATAAGAATTGCACGCATTTCGCTAGTTCCTTTCTTCGTTAAGCGGTAGATTTAGAATACACTGCCAATTAAAACTGTCAAGCAGTTTTGTAAAATGATTTTAACTCGCTTTGTTCAAGGCTGTATCCAAGACCTCTTCCTAGGTCTTTAAGGTTTTTATCAGAGATCAGTTCTTCTTTTTCAATCCATCCTGCAAAGGTAATGTCATAGCCATCAAGGATTGCTAAGACGTAAATGTCAACATCTGGATTGACCTTCGTAGTCGCTAGTAGTTTTCCTGTCTTGTATCTTGTGGTCTTGATATCAACTCGCTTGCCTTTCAAGATGCAATCAAAACTACCACTTCTCGGTGACACACCTAGGTCAAAGAAGATGTTGTAGTGTCTACAAAAAGCAAACTCACCGATGACACCATCCTCATCTATCTGATGTCCAGATTGATTACCCATTTTTCTGTCATTGACATAATTGTTTCTAGCAACAAGGGTTCTCATGTTGCCTATCAACTTACACATAACAAAATCTTGGTCGGTGAGAGTTACTTTAAATGACATGTCAGTGCATCACTTCCCCATCTATAAGTATTAACTCATACCATCTTTCGCCATCTAATCCTTCACAGACGGCGAAGACTTTATTACCCTCAGTTTCGTAGCGAATGATGGTCTTGAGATTACGTCGAGTGTCACGTTCGCTTCCTTGAACATTTGCTGTGACAGAGCCAGTCGTTCTTTCCAATCTTCTCTCCTGTTTTCTCGTGACACGACACGCTTGATGCCGACCTGAATGATGGCAGCAGCGCATTGTGGACATGGATGCAATGGTGTCACGTACAACGTACACCCTTTAAGTTCTTCAGTGGCAGTCAGGATCGCGTTGATCTCAGCGTGTACCACCATCTGGTACTTCGTTTCTCGGTCCTCGTACCTTTCGTAGTTGTCTTCTACCTCACGAGGGAAACCATTGTATCCAATAGACACAAGCGTTCTATTGGGTCTTATAATAACAGCACCAACCTTGGTCGATGGGTCTTTGCTCCAAGCGGCGATCCTATCAGCAAGATCAAGAAACCGTTCATCCCATTTTCTCATGTTAACTTTCTTCCGTCTTCTTAACATGTTGTGGTGGTGTAGGTACGTAACGAGTATGCAGACCAACCTGTATCAAAGTTTCTATGACAGTTGGTCGGTAAAAAAGCGAACGACGACGCATCTTTACGCCGCCATCATTATCCTGTGCCATGATACGTTCTGATGCACCCTCGCCACTGTCTGCATCCATCCTCGCGCAGTAAACG